GTTGGCCCGCCGCGCCGGCCGCAGCAGCTCTTCCTTTTCATAAAAGCGGATGTTGGCCCGGGAGATCCCCAGCCGCGCTTCCAGCTCCTTGACGGTCATTGCGTCGCCTCCTTTGCTCTGCCCTGTATCATAAAGGATAAAGCGGCTTTACAGTCAAGTATTTTTTCAAAAAAACACGCCATTTTTCCTCCAAAGCAGGGGGAAATGGCGTGTTTTAAGCTTCTCACGGTCGGCGCAGACAGGGCCCGCGGCTGCTTCCGCCGGAAAGCCGGCCCGCCCCGGTCACGCGACGGTATAATCGCCGGCGATCAGCACAGAGCAGCCCTGAGCGGAGGTAAAGCCCCCGCCCTCGGCGTTTATGATATAAAGGTGGTTGGCCTGCAGTCCCTTGCCGTTTTCCAGCGTTTCCGCGTCGCTGAGATCCACCAGGCCCGGAGACCCGGCGGCCGCGCAGACGGCCGCGCCGGAGCGCAGGATCACCTGACAGCCCACGCCGCAGGTCACCCGGCCGCCCGCAGGGATCTGCACCACCGTCCAGGAAGCGGAGCCGCCGGAGACGCCGCCCATCTGCTGCACCACGGCGGCGGCGATCTGGTCGGGGTCGGCGCCCTTGCTCTCGGCGAGGGTCTTGACGGCCTCGGTCAAGGCGGCCACCTGCGTGACCAATTGGCTGGTCTTACTATCGATGCCGGCCACACGATCCCCTAATTTTGCGCCGCCCTGCACCGGCTGTTCGACCACGAGGTTGCCCAAGGCCGACGCGTGGGTGTCTTTGTCCCACTGCGAAAGCCTGAACAGCTCCTTCTTCGTGGCGTTCGCCGCCGCGTCCGTGCCTTGCAGGCGGTCACGCATCAGGACACCATTCTGATTGAAATTCCATACGTCTTCTGCCGACATGTCGTCTCCTCCCAATAATTCGTTCGCTCTTTTGACGATCCGGTCCACCGGCAGCGCGTTGACGCACCTGTCGGGACACCCGTAGTGGTCCGTGCCCGGCACCTCGCGGTGCAGGACGATGTTGCCGGCGCGGTTGCCGCTGGCATCGTGCCAGAGGGTTTTCCAGCCGTATCGTCGGGCGATGTCGGCGCACAGTCTGGCGCTGGCCTCGACCTCCGCGTCGGTGACGGGGATTCCGGCCATGCCGCCCTCATGCTCGACGGTCACGCCGCTGCAATCGGACTGCCAGTTGGCGTCGGCCCACGAGCCGTCGTCCTCGTCCACCCACTGGTAGACGCTCCCGTCGCCGCCGACCCCGTAATGGCTGGCAGCCTGGAAGCTGGAGTGCATGAAGCACGAGTCCGTGCCGGCCAACCGGCCGACCATGATATGCAGGGTGATGTGGTTGACGGCCAGTCCATTGCGCCCCGCGTAGTGGTTCGGACTGCCGCGCCATCTTGCGAAGCCTGCGCCGGTCACTGGATGTCACCGCCCGGCACAAGGTCGGAGTCTGCCACGGTGTTGTCCGTGCCCGTCGATTCGGCTGATTCGGCGGCAGTCTTCGGCGTGGTCTTGGCCACGGCTGCCGCCGCGCTCAGGGCCGCGTTCTTCGCGGCGCTGATGCCGTTGACCACGCCCTCCTTTTTCAGGGCGTCCACGAGCTGCTGTCCCGCGAGCGAGGCGGATGTGATGTTCTGGTTCTTCCACCAGCCGTAGATCGTTCCGATGACGCCGATGACGCTGAAGACGGTCGTGGACACCTGCTCGTCGGTGAAGGGCAGTGTGTTGTATCCCGCCAGATTGAGTCCGGCGTTGACCAGAGCGTAGAGGGTGACGACGATGGTCACGCCGGCCTTGACCCGTTCGCCGGTCAGTCCGGGCAGATTGTTGGTGGTTTGTTTTTCGTTGGCGTGTTCCGCCATGATTGCCTCCTTAGATATGGCAAAGGCCACCTCCGATGAGATGGCCTTGGAATGGTTATCGCCGGGAGAAGGTCTCCGGCGCGATGTCGGCACGCAATTCGTCCGGCAGATGCGGTTTCGGATGCCGCTCAAGAAAGTCGGGATCGACGATCTCGCAGAACTGCTGAAGCCAATGGAACAGACGGCGCGTGTACTCCGCCAATGCGAAATACTTGCGCTGCTGTTTTTCCAGATGCTCGATCTGCCCCTCCTGCTCGTCCACCTGCTCGCGCAATGGCTTGATGACCGAATCGGTCAGGATGTCACACGCCTGTGCGGCGATGTCGGCAGTGTCCTTGCGACGGCTGGAGATCGCGCCGATGATGGCGCCCACTCCCCCGCCTCCCACAAGCGCGACGAGCAGCGAAGTCCAGAATTCTGTGCTCGAAAAGAGATCAAGCGGCGTCATCCGCACTCCATGGGTCGAGGCGCTTCTGGACTTCGTCTCTCAGCGACTTGGGGACGGAGTCGATGGTGCGCGCGCCGGAGCGGACGAGGTTGACGTAGATGGCGACCATGGCCTGCTGCAATGCTGTCATCGCTCACTCCTTTCCTTCGGTGTCGGCGGAAACCGCGGTGGCCTGCGCCTCGTAGAAGGCGGCGATGGCGGTGGCGTTGTCGACGGTCTGCTGCTCGAGCTGGGCGATGCGCTCCTTGTCATCCATCGACTCGATCTCGGCCGAGCGGATGAGGCCGTCGAACTGCTCGACAGCCTCCTGTTCGGTCAGGTCACGGCACAGGTAGGTCTCCTGCGCCGTGTATTCGGTGGACTCGGTGCCGTCGGTGCCGAGGCGCTGGACCTGCCTGATGTCCTCGCGGAGCCAGATGTCGGCAAGGCCGTCGCCCCGCCGGAAGTATTCGACCTTTTCTAGCGGAGTGGCGCTGGTGACGAGTTTGCTCATCTTTTTTTCCTTCCTTGGTTGTTGGTTGGCGCGGGCCAGCGTCCGCTTGGCCATGCGCATTGTCTCGTCCATCTGCCGGCGGCGGCGCACGAGGACGCTGTCGGAGTGGATGAAGTATCCGTAGTAGCTGACGCATCTGCGCGCCAATGTCAGGTTCCTTGGATGTCGGCGGAATCTGGCGAAGGTCCTTCCGGCACGGAGGAATATTCCCGTCCGGATGTTCGTCCGTCCGGGGCGGAACACATATCCGACCATGTCTATCGGCTCGACGCCGACGTGCTTGATGTTCCATTCCGGGTGCATTTCGAGCTTGAGCCGGTCATGGGCGAAGGCGGTGATGCGTCTGGCCGCGATCGACAGGTCACGCTTCGACCGGCCGAGCAGCAGAACGTCGTCCATGTAGAACAGCAGGTGCGTGACGAGCCGTCTGGTGGCGGTTTCGCCTGTCCTGCGGTTCACGCGCTCCTTGGAAAGATGCCGTTCGCAATAGTGGTAGGCGTATGAGAGGTAATAGTTGGCGAGCCACTGGCTCAGATAGGAGCCGATGTTCAATCCGTCATCGCCCGCGTATTGGTCGATGAGGTGGAACGTCAAATCCAGTAGCCGCCTGTCTCCCACGTCACGTGAGAGCAAACGTTTCAACACTTCACGGCTGATGCTTGGATAGCATTTGCGCACGTCCAGTTTCACGAACACTTTGCTGGATGGTTCGCGCGCCCATTGTTTGATCGCGCGTCGCGCGTCGGCTATGCCCCTGCCGGGGATGCTCGCCGTCTGCCATCTGCCGACCTTCGCGCGGAACAATGGCATCAACGCCGTACCGCAGACGTAATCGTAGATCTGATGGCGGATGCTTTCGCGTCCGATGATGCGTATCTTGCCTGAAATCGGTTCCACACGGCGGAAGTAGCGGATAGGCGCGAACCTGTATTCGCCGCGTCCTATCTCGTCGGCTATCTGCCGTGAAAGCGAATCCAAGTCGGGATGGCGGCTGAGGAATTCGTTCACGTCCCTGCGGGGGCGCTTGCCTTTGAGGAACCGTTCGATGCAGTCGCGCACGAACGCTGGTTCGGTGATGCGACTGTGTTTGCAATATGTTTTCATAAAAGCTATAGGGGGAATGTTGGCGGCGTTCGGCCATGTGGCCTACCGGTCGCGTGCTTGATTCGATTTTCGGCATGGCCGAGGCTTGCCCTCTCGCATATCCCCGAAAGCGGAGGGTAGTCGTGACGGAAAACGGTTAACCCTTATGTGCGACCGCCGTAGTTCCACCAAGCGTTCGACAGATCGTGCCTGCCGTTCGCGTTGAACAACCCACAGTGCGAGCCGTCCCTGAGATTGCCACCGCGCTGCAAAAGCAGGAGGAACCCGGCGAAACCGTCACGAATCCCTGAAATATTACCAAGAGTCATACGAGGGTGATGAGGGGGCTTTCGCCCCCTCGCTGGCGCTCACCCCCAACCGCCCGCACTAGGCGTGCGTGCGGCCAAGAATGGATAGGCGACCGCCGCAGTCCCACCAAGCGCCCGACAGAACGCGCCCGCCGTTCGCGGAGAACAACCCACAGTGCGAGCCGTCCCTGAGACCGCCACCGCGCTGCAACTCATGCAGTCCCGGAGCGGAGATCGGGTTGATGATAAGCGCGTCGGTCAGACCGCTGGTGCTTGTCGCGCCCACGCCGGTGGGCAGCAGGAATCCGTGCTTTTCGGTGAAGTCGGTCTGCCACTGCCACTGGTTGTCGGTCTTGTCGTTGACGGCTGGATAGTCGCCCACATGCACGTAGTCGGCGGTGATGGCGGTGCCGCTCGCCTTGGTGGTGTCGAACACCTTCCACACTTCGGTATGGCCGGAAGTGTCCGACTCCTTCACGTTCTTCAGGATGATGTCGCCCTCGGTCTCGTAGACTCCGGCGAACAGTTCGATGCCCTGGAGCTTGATCGGCTGATGGGTTTTGGACACATCCTCGCGGGGGATGCCGTCGTTGCCGAGCACGCCGTCCGTCGAACCGGTCAGGTACGGCATTTGGGTGACATGCATGGCCGTCGTGGTGGTGAAGGCCGCGCCGGACACGTTGATCGCGGTGGTGGCCGTGTCCACGCTGGTCTTGGAGATGACCTTGCGGTATGCCGCCGCCTCGCCGGTCTTGTTGTCTCCACGGTCGGTGCCGGTGCCGACGCTCACATAGGAGCCGAGGTCGATGCTTGCCGCGTCAGTGGCCTTGACCAGCGCGCGCGTGACGTTGGTTTCGGCCTTGCTGACGTTGACCTGAGCGGAACCGTTGAAGTCGCCGCCCAAGTAGCGTTCGATGTCCTTGGCCGCGTATTTGAGCATGTGCATGAGCTGCATGTAGAACGTGTCGGCTGAAGTCTTTCCGCTGTAGCCCTTGCCTTTGCTGGTGGTTACGGCCACGGAGCCTTGTTCGCTCATGGAGGCCGGAATCTGACCCGAGACGGACGCGGCCTTGCCGCCGTAATTGGACAGTGGATATTTCGCGTACGCCATGCACGGGCGGAGAGACCCGTCCGGCAGCAACGCGCCCGGCATCGGCGAATAGCCGTCGTACTGCGTGTCCGAATACCAGATGGTGCAATGGCTCGCGTCGAACTCGAACCGGTAGAAGCCGGGAGTGGTGATGACGAACACGTCGCCATTCGACCCGTCCTTCGCGTAATTGCCAGCCAAGCCCTTGATGGCCTTCACGACCGGCGTGCCATCATCGGACACGGCCACGTTCGCGTCGAACACGCGGAACGCGCTCAAACCAGCGTAATCATCACGTCCGGCACGATAATTCGAGCTTGGCACGACGGTCAGACCGGCATTGTCGCCGACCTTCACGCCGTCCGGCGAATTGGAGAAGCTATAGAGCGGGAAACGCACGCCATACGTACGCCCGTCACGATGCGCGTCGAAATACTCGCGCACATTCGACACGACATGTTTCGCACTGTCGTAGGCGAACTTGGTGCCATCCACGACACCATCCTTCTGCGCACGCTCCAAACGGGCGTAGTCGCGCAGACGCAAAAACTTATCGGGATTAGCCAAAACAAACCTCCTTGAAATCAGGCGTTAATCGTGGACAGGGCCCAATCCACATCGGACTGGTCGATATCAGCCAACGGATTACCGGTCTGCACCGGTGTGAGCGTGGTCGAATCGACTTCAACCAGATCAGCGAAATTCAACACGGTGGCCGAATCAGGCACTTGGACGTAACGGACGAAACGCCATGCATCCGTATCATTACCGACAGTCACCTCATAGGCGAACGTGCTGTCGGTCGGCGGGACGGTGACGGTCGCGGTGCCGTGCTCGTCCAAACGCACCTCGAACGAGTCGCGCGCGACGATACGACTGCCGTTCCTGAACCGTTCGGTCGGAACCACATGAATCTTCTCGCCAGCCAAGTCAGCTATGCCATCCGCGCTTGGATGGCCGAAATCGAATTTGATCTGAGTCAACATAACCTCCTGAAAAAGAGAAAACCCGCCTGAAACGACGGGAACAACAAAACAGACAATCAGGGAACAGGACGCCTAGCCCTCGACGCCATCACTACGCCAGGTCTTCACCTCGGTCACATCCGCCAAGGCGGACACGGCAACCGTCCTGGAATCCTTGGTATCCATGTCGGCGACAACGACATCGGTCGCCGTATCACGACCCGCGAAAGTCACGATCACGCCACGACGGTAGTCGGTCCACGTCTCGCCGGACGCGTCCCTGTGGTCGAAAGACAGTCCAAGCCGCAAAAGCTGATAGACAAGACTGCCCTTCGCCGGACGCAAATCCAACACTCCATCGGTCTTGACGACATCATCCATACTTACCTCCATATTCCAAAAATCATCTTGTGACGATCTCGTGTCCGTCGATGTACAATGCGCCAGCGGTCGGGCCCGTGGCGAGCGTGTGATTGCCAGCCCATTTCAGACTCCAGCCCGCGGCGGAGAGCGCCAGGCCCCAGCCCCGATCGTTGGTGAACTGCAAGCCGCCTGAGCCGATGGACAGTTTTCCGTATTTCACCGTCTCCAGATCAAGGCCGGTCCGGGCCGAGCATTCGACATGCGCCCCGTCTGGCGCGGTGATGCTGATGCCGCCCGCGCCGAGCTGGATGTGATAGGTGGCCTTCTTGTTCGCCGTGGGCTGCACGGTGATGTCAAGACCGTCCTGCGACAGGATCAGATGCCCGGAGCCGACACCATCGTCACCGGCCACCTGGAAACTGTGCCGGTCGATGCGTGTGAGCAGGTTGCCGTCCTTGTCAAGCAGGTCGAAACTGCCGTCAGTGTTCACGAGGGCGCTCACGCCGTTGAACACCCCGTTCGACTGATGGCCGGCGCGGACGCCTGCGGAAGTGAGGCTGATGCAGTCCTCCAGCGTGCCGACGCGCGATTGGGCGTCGGAAGAGTTCGACTGTGCCATATTGGCCGCGGACTGCGCGTTCTTGATCTCGACCTTCGTGGCGAACTTGACGTCAAGCGACTCATTGTTCTGCGAGACTTTGGAACTGATCTCCTGCGTGACGCCGCTCTTGGTGGCGTAAGTGCCTGCGACGGTGCTGGTGATGCTTTTCTTTGCGACCGTGATATCGGATTTCGTGGCCAGACCCGACCCGTCCGCACCACGGTAATTCTGCACAACGCCCAAGGCCACCGACTTGCTGGTCTGGTCAACGTAGCTGCGCGTGCTGACCGTGTCGTAGGCGAGGTTCTGGGCGGTGCCGTTCGTGGGCTCATTGTCCTGTACCCTCGTTCCACCGCAGTCTGGTCCGTCCTGCCACGACTTGTAGTCGCCCTGGAGCGTGTAGTGCCCGTTCCAGTAGTTCCATGGCAGGTACGCCCAGATGTCACAGGTGGTCGAGCTGAACGCCATGACCTTGACCTTCACATCGTCCGCGTCGCGGATGCGGTTCACGCTCACGCCGAACGCGCCCGATGCGGACGGCTGGTTTTGCCAGCCGTCCTTGACGAAGATCTCGAACTCCGCGTTCTGGCTGGCATAACCGTTGTAGCCGTCGCCGGAGTAGACGTGCAGGAGGATGCTCGACGAATCAGTGCGGCTGGTGAGATAGCCGAGCTTGACCCATTGCGCCTTGCCGGACGCGCCGTACAGCGTGAACATACGGGTCGCGCTCTTCCTCAACGCGTCCAAGTCCGACAACGGCGTGTACGTCTGGCTGACCGTGGTCTTGAAACCATTGAGATTCTGTTCCACCGTAGAGGCTTTAGTCAATGCATTACTGGCTGTGGTGCTTACCTGACTGATAGTGGCCTTATTGCTGTCAGCGGTGCTCTTTGCCTCATTGGCTGTCTTAACGGTTGCATTGAGTGTCTTAGCCTGCTCAGTGATCTTACTGCTAAGTCCATTGGCGGTCTGTTCTACTGTAGTGGCTTTGGACATTGCACCGTTTGCGGTCTTGGAGACTTCAGTGACCTGAGCTTTAATGGAATCAGCTGTCTGGGTAAGGGAGCTGTTTGTGGCATAATCTCCTGCTGGCTGAAGACCTGTGACGTCGACACATACGACGTTCGCCACATACCACTGCGTCGGACCGTTATTTGCTGACTGCTCGATCTGGAAGAACACACATCCTCTGGATTTTCCATTCGGACATGTGAAACGCCATGTAGCGGAAATCCATCCATCGCTCAGATTTGACGTCGATTCCGCGTTAACGTATGTGTCATAGCTGTTTCCGCTGGTCTGTTTGGTGTACCAGATACCAGCATGTAATGGTAGGTTGCCCTTAATCCGCTTGACATGAGCAGTTATAACATATGTGTGACCTGGTACCACGGGAAAACTGGTGGCGTCATTATGATGGTCGCGGCTTGCGAGCAGGTTCACTCCGCTTCCATTCGGCGCAGTTACATTATTCACCCGGGATGTGATCTGGGGCTTATCAGCATCGAATGTCGGATTGACCCAAAGGTTCGAACCACGGCCATACGTCTGGCTCACAGTGGTCTTGAAACCATTCAGATTCGCTTCGAGACTCGTCGCCTTGTCGACAGCGCTTTGTGCGGTCTTCGCATTCGCCGCAATATTCGCACTAAGAGAATCCGAAGTCGCCTTCAAGCTCGTCTGGGTTGCATACAGAGCATCGTTCTGCGCTTTCGTCTGGTAGTTCTTCGACAGATTCAGAGTGACGGCATCAGCGGTCTGCCGCGCCTTCGACGCGGCCACGACGGCCCCGTCCGCAGTGCCCCTCACCGACGAGATGCTGGAGGACAGGGATTCCGACGTGGCGGACAGCTCCGCCTTCGTGGAATATTTCAGGTCGGCGTTCTTGGTGCTCGTGTAGTCCCTCGACAGGGCGACCTTCACACCGTCAGCAGTGGCCTGCGCCGTGTTCGCCGACGTGACGGCCCCGTCAGCCGTCTTCTTCACCGACGAGATGCTGGAGGACAGGGATTCCGACGTGGCCGACAGTTCGGTCTTCGTACTGTACTTGCCGTCAGCCTGCTTCGTGGTCTGGTAGTCCTTGCTGATCGTGGCCTTCAACCCGTTCGCGGTCTGCTCCACGCTCGTGGCCTTCGACAGGGCGTCGGAAGCGGTCTTCGTCGTCTGCGACACCGTGGACGACAACCCGGTGACGGTCTGCTTCAGCTCGGTCACGCTCTTCACGGTCGTGTCGTTCTTCGTGATCGCGCCCTCAAGCTTCGTGCCGAACTCGTTCAGTTTCGTCTGCTGGCCGTTCACCGTGCCGGTGATGTCAGCGATCTGGCCAGCCATCTTGTCGCCCTTGCCGGACGCGTCGGACACCCTCTTGTCCAACGCGGCGACGCTCTTGTCCAGTTCGGCCTTGTTCAAATCCGCCTTCGACGCAGCCGTCTCGGCTGACGTCTTGGCCCGCTCCGCCTTCGCATCCACGTCCGCGACGTCCGCCCTGACCTTGTCCACTTCCGCCTGCAAGTCGGAACGCACCTGATCCGCCTTCGCAGCCGCGGCATCCGCCTTCTGCTGCGCGTCCTTGGCGGCCTTGTCGATGCCGCTCGTGTCCACGAGCGGCAGCTGGCGTCCGTCCTGGTCGATCCTGTTGGCCCCGTCCGACGCGCCGACGCCGATGATGACGTCCGTGCCGCCCGTGCCGGGGATGCGCACGGTGCCCATCTTGTGGGTCTTCTGGGCCAGGGCGAGGCGCATGGCCTTCATGCCCAGGCTCAGGCCGAGCGTCGAATCGTCTGGATTCAATTCCACGTGAGAGGACATAGCCACCTCCAAAATGTCAGACCATGGGATCCTCCATGGCGTCGAAAATGAGACTCACCTTGTCCGACTGGTCGCCGCTCATCTGCATGAGCCGGCACTCGTACACGCCGTCCGCAAGACTCGGGAATCCTTGAATGTCCAACCGCATCGCCTCGCCGGGCCAGAAGCTGCCGAGCGGATGCAATGGCGTGCCGTCCGCGCTCATGTCGTTGGCGTGGAGTTCGCCCTTGATCTGCATGAGCGGCGCGCGATTCGCGGCGAGCACGCCGTCCGCCTGCTGGCGGAGCAGGTCTACGTCGGCGGCGTCGGTGTCGCTGTAGGTCATCTCCCGCAGCGGGAACGGCTCGTGACTTCCATTCACAAGGCTCAGGTCTTCGGACAGATGGCATAATTGCGCCTTGTCCGTACCCGAGCCGCTCGCATAGACACGGTTCACGGCTCCGAGATGGTCTATTGTGATGTTTTCCAACGTGCCGCCATAAGGCGAGGATGAGAGTTCGATGATCGTGTCCTGCGCGATGTTCGGATCCACGTCCGAGCCCGCGACGAAGTCGAAGCGGATCGTGTCGCCGGACAGTTTCGGCCGCAATTGCAGATCCGGCCCGTTTTCCACGTTGGCGATCTTGTCCCACACGTCCGAGCATTTCAGATTCTGGATATCCCACGAATCGTATTCGCGCTGGTGCGAGCCTTGCTCTCCTCGGTAGTGCCAGTCGATGGGCAGTCCGCCACCCGGCTTGGCGTTGGTGCACAGCCAGCCCGCCTCGGCCGCGATGGCACGGAGGGATAGATTGCCGAAGTTGATGACATCCGTGCTGGTGCTGCCACTGGCGGCTCCGTAGACTCCCTCGCGCACCAAGTATCTATCGCCGAGGAGCCCGTACAGGCTTGTCAGGCTGAAATCCGTATCGAGCGGGCCGTCCTTCCTCTGGCCTATCAGTCCGCAGAGTATCGGCGTGCCTATCGCATCCTCGGAATCCAATGGACTTGTCCAGCAGAGCGCGATACTGCGCCGGTCGGGAGCGAGGAGGCGCGAGCGTTCGCTGGGCGAGTTGGCTGGCACCGCGGTCCATGGAACCTTCAGCCCGCTCACCTCGTCCTGCCCCACGCCCTTGGATTTCGTGGTGGAGAGCGATGAGTCCGCGACACTGACCGACCACGAGAAATTCGGCAAATCGATCGGACACATGATCTGCCCGCTGATCGTGTCCACGACATACGCTCGCCAAGCCATAAGCCCTCCTCAGCCGACGTTCACGCCACGGTCCCACACCTCGAGGGTGCGGCCAGGATAGTTCTCCTTCGAGTCGGAATGGCAGATGAAATACACGTTCTCGCCCCACGTGACCCTGTGATTGCGGGTACGGACGGTGTGCCATCCGGCCTTCAATTCGACCAAGGCGTTGAGATGCACCTGCTGCCACGCGCGGCTCACCTGGAACTGGCCGCCGCCACCAGCCACGTCCTTGCCGTCGATCTGGAAGCCGACGTACCAGCATGCCATCTGCGTGGCGTCCTCGGTCGGCTTCTTGGGATTGTCATGACGGCAGGCGCAGGCGGTCGCACGATACCTCAGTTCGATAAGCCTGTCGGTCGGCAGATAGAAATCAGTGTCCTGTTCGAAATAATCCTTGCCACCGTCCGAGAAATTCGACGGGCCTTCGTAGTTCCGCACATTGCATGCGAGACGGCCTCGCGAGGCGCCGTAAGGCATCGCGTAGCGTTCAGCGCCATCACTGCTGCAGGATTTTGTCTGCGTCATGCCGGCCGGCACGAGCATGGCCGCCAACCGCACCGCGTCGCTCGGCACCTGGTTTATCGGAATGTCCGGGTCGGCGGCGGGAGTGCCCTGCGTGACGCCGAGCACGACCTGGTTGTCGGCATCGCCCTTGTCCAAGTCGTGGGCGCGCATCCAGATGACGTCATAACGCGAAAGTCCAGCGTTTCCCGCGGCGACAGCCGGCGTCTGGCCCCCAGGCCAATACGCGAGCACGGCCTCCCCCCGCTGGCCGTCAGGCTGGATGAGAGCCGTGCCGGCACCTACGTTGTAAGTGAGTCCTGTGCCTCCGGTCACATCAAGACCCTGTATGATGCCGTCGCTCGTCCATTGGGCGCTGATGATATGCCGATGGACCTGCGGACTCACTCCATTGGATCGTGCGTCCGGCCTGATGCCTAAAGCCGTGGTCATAAGTGTTGAACCTCCAAGCAGATAAACGTTTAGATATACGTGTCACGTGATTCGCATGTGACCCAGCCGCTACCAGGCGTGGCGAGATTGACAGTCAGCGCACTGCCGGCGGGTATCGTCATCCAGCCACGCTGCGAAAGCTTCGCCGTCACGTCCACACCGCCCATCGTCGCCGTGCGCGAGCGTGTGTCCAGCAGAACCGGAGTGCCGGTGTGGATCGCCTCGCTGAAGGTCAATGTCGACGCACGACCGTCACATGCGAGGCGGAGCGCGCATCCATTTGGCCATTCGCCGTTGAGCGTGTAGGTCGGATAGGCGCGGCTTGTGCCCTGATTCGGCAGACGCATGACCGTCGCACCATCGGATACCGTGCCATACGACAGCGGGTACGCAAGGCCGGCATTGCCGGTGCCGTAGCCCAGGCCTCCGGCCTGCACCACCGACGCGCGGGCCTCGCCGGAGTGCGCCAGCGTGGACAGCCGTTCGGGACGCTCGAACACAAGCGTGATGTCGCCGGAAAGGTTCTGCCAAAGCGGATTCTGGATCTTCTGTTCGAGAGAGCGGACGTAGTAGCCGCCGGAGCAGCAGGTGTCCTGCCCATCGTCGATGACGCGGCACGTGACGAGCCTGTGGACAAGCTTGTCAAGCAGAGCCAATTGCCTCAGAGCCTCTTCGCGGTCACTGCCGGCGATGATTCGATAGCCGACCGTGACCACGCGCGCATCGTACATGACGTTGTCTGCTACGATGTCGTGGCCACCATCGCCTTGTCCACGCGAGGTGACTGTCACCTTGGCGTCCGGTGTCTGATACCAGCCGGACAGTCCGGTCAATGCGATTCCGTGTCCGGCGAAGGCCCCGCCGTGCAGTGTGACGGATTCGCCGTCGGCGGTAAGGATGACGTCGCTCATCTTCCCCTCCTCACGGCGGCCAGCACCTTGTTGCCGATGATGGTGCCACTGACGCTCGGCTGGTCGGCCACGACGATTTTCTGCGGCATGTTGACCACCGTCTGTCCCGAGTTGGCCGGCATTTCGACCTTGACGACGACCGGCATGTCGCGAGAGGTGGAAAACACTTCGCGCGGAATCTTCCGCTCGTTCAGCAGGCGCATGTTCTCCACGCCGTAATAGGACGTGGCCGCAGCATTGTGCGTGTACTCGCCCGCGGTGAGACGAGCGTTGAGCAGGTACACGCTGTCGCTCAACCCGTTGCCGGGCGCCCACGCCGGATCCACGTAGCCGGAGAACAGGCCGCCGCCTGCGAATTTCTGGAAGTGGCCATCGGTGAACATTCCACCGGTGTAGCCGCCCTCCTTCTTCGTCTTCTCCGTGACGGTGAAGCTCTTGTCCGCGATCTGATAATTCTGGATGCTCCGCAAGGTCGCGGAAGCATGGTCAGTGACCCTGACCGTGAAGTGCTTGTCGCCGATAGTCTTACGGTTCACGGAATCCACTTTGCTGGACGCCTTGTCGGAAGCGTTCAGCGTGGTCTTCTTGTTATTCAGACGCTTATTGTTTACCGCATTGATCTTGCTGGACGCATGGTCAGAAGCGGTAAGGACCATGTTCTTGTTGTTCAGCTTCATGCCGTTGACGGCATTGATTTTGCCGCTGGCCTTGTCCGTGGCATCGAGCTTCGCGGTGCCTTTGGCGTTGTTGACCGACCTGACATTGTCCTTCGCCTTGTCGGCCTTGCCGGAAGCCTTGTCCGTCGCGTCAAGAGTGGCCTTGCCTTTGGACTTGTTCGCGGATTCGACGTTCTTCTCGGCATTCTTGGCCTTGCCAGACGCCTTATCGTCGGCATCGAGCTTCGCGGTGCCCTTAGCCTTATTGACCGAATCAACGTTTTTCTTCGCATTATCGGTCTTCGACTTGGCCTGGGAATCGTCAACGTCAAGCTTCGCCTTGTTGTTGTCGGCGGTCTTCTTGATATTGTCGATGGAAGCCTTGATGCTATCGGAACTCAGACCCCAACGGTCGGCCAAGGCGTTAGCGGCCTGTTCGCTCATGCCCGAGGCTTCGGCCTGCCGAATGATCGCGTCACGAGCATCCTGCAGCACGCCGTTCGCACGCTCGATCTCGCCGCTACTAAAACCGGTGCTCTCGCCCTGCTTGAGAATCTTCTCCGCAGCATTCTGGGCGCTGCTGGCGATGTCCTCCAAGGCCTGCTTGGTCTTGGTGCCCTGCTCTGAAAACCTGTCAAGCAGATTCCCGCTCTGGTCGAAGACGACGCCGTTGTCTTCGCATGTTTTCGACAGTTCGCCGATCTTCTGATTCAGCTGGTCCACCGCCTGATCCGCAGTCAGATTGCCCGACTCCAAACCAAACAACGCCTGAACCAGATCGTCGATTTCCTCGGACGCGTCGGAAGCGGAAGAGCCAAGCTCTTTGTTCGCGCTGGCAGCTTCCTTCGCTGCCGATGCGGACTTTCCGTCAGCATCCACCGCGTTCTTGGCGGCCTTGCTTTTCTCATTGGCCTTCTTGGAAGCATCATCGTAGGCCTTTGATTCCTCTTCCAAAGCTTTCTTGATGGCGGTTGCCGCAGTTCCACCAATGCCGGGCTTATCGATTTCCTTGATCTGCTTGTTGACGCGCTTCAACGCGGCTTCGTTGCCCATGGCCGCACTGGTCATGTCGGTCAGGCTGATACCCGCCTTGTCAAGCCATGTGGTCAACTTGACACCGCCACTGCTCATATCCTGATAGGCTCCGGCGATGGTCTCGCTGATGCTGCTGCCGGATTCCAGAGCCGACTGCAATTGCTCGGCGGCTTCCTTGGCCTTCTGCTGGTGGCTGACGAACGCCGATAACGCCACGCCGGCCACCGTCAGCGCGATACCCCACGGGCCGCCAAGCAGACTCATGACACTGCCGCCGACCGCCTTGAAACCGGCGGTCTTCAACTGCGCCTTGCTGGCGGACGTGCCGAACGCCTCCATCTGCTCGGAAGCGCTCATCGAGGACCCCTTGAACAGGTCGAAAGCCGTCTGCGCGGATCCGAGCGCCGTCTTGACACGTTGAATCGGGTCAATGGCCAGACCGATGTTGTTGGCCATGGTGCTGGTGCTGCCGTTGAGATTGCCCGCGGCCTTGTGCACGGCGCCGAATACGCCGGCCAATGATGCCATGACCACGAGGGTCTGCTGCGCGCCGGACGGCAAACCGGCGAACGCGTCAACCAGCGTATCCAAGCCCTGCACCATCTTGCGCAAAGGCCCCTGAGCGCCCTCGCCTACGGAAATCATCAAGGACTCCATCGAGCCACTCAGATTCTCCAGATCACCCTTGAGATTGTTGTTCTTCGCAGCAGCCTGCTCGGCGGCGTACCCGCTTTCGGAGACGGCCTTCGTCCACTTGTTGACACCGGACTCGCCCGCCTCGTAAAGATAATTCGCGGCCTTGATGGCGTAGCTTCCGAAGATGGTCGCGTTCGCCTGGTTGCGCTGCTCGTCGGTCAAGCCTTTTTCGGCCTTCTGCAGTTGCCCTGCGAAGTTCGCCATGCCGACGAAATGGCCTTGAGCGTCATATGCGCTGATGCCCAATTCCTTCATCGTGTTGGACGCTTCGGCGGACGGTGCGGCCAGCTTCATCAGCATGCTGTTCAGCTGGGTGCCGGCCTCGGCTCCGATGGTGCCGTTCTGCGCGAACAACGCCAGAACGCCGGTGGTCTCCTGCACGTTCATGCCGAAACTGTTCGCCTGCGCGCCGCAATTGTTCAACGCCTCGCCGAAATCGGAGACATTGCCGACGGCCTTGCCGGCGCCAGCCGCCAAAGTATCGGCCACTTGGGAAGCCTGAGACCCCTTCAGGTGGAACATGCTCAACGCGTTGGCCATGTATTCGGCGGCATCTCCAACGGCCATTCCATCGGACGCGGCCAGATTCAAAGCGCCGGTCAAGCCGCCGTTGAGAATATCCGTGACGCTCATGCCGGCCTTGCCGAGATCGTTGATCGCGTCGGCGGAGTCCGAAGCGGAATAGACGGTGGAAGCTCCGGCTTCGATGGCGGCGGCACGCAGCTGGTCCAATTGTGCGCCGGTCGCGCCGGTGTTCGCCTGGACGGTGCTCATCTGCTGGTCGAAGTCTGCGGCCATCTTGACTGCAGCCACGCCGAACGCGGCCACGGCCAGTCCGGCGGCGGTCATACCACTGGCGATAAGCGCGGACTTGCGGCCGGTGTTCTCCATGCCCGAAGCGACCGTTCTCGCGGTGCTCCCCGCGCGGGTCATCGCCGCCTCATAGGAGGCGGTGTCCGCCATCAACCGGATGACGATGTTCTTGTTCTCCGCCAAAACAAACCTCCAAAAATCAGGTCAAATGCGCCACCAAGGCGTTCGCGGCCGGATTGTCCTCGCCGTTGTTGTCAGTCCAACGTTTCATGGCCTGCTGCATGTGCGCAGTGGCCCAGCAGACGCTGGTTTCGGCATGCAATGTCAGTTCGCCCTTCGGGTCTTGGCAGATCGTGCGAGGCAAACCGCACATGGGGCATAATGACCGTTCGTATTCAGCCAGCGAGCGCATCCAATTGCGTTCCGTCTCATCCCATTCGACCTCATCGCCCCTGCTCGGCCGCCAGCCCATGAAACGCTTATAGCTGATGCCGAGCTGGCGGCAGATCTTCAAATCCTCGACTAGTTGCGGAGAACCTTCGAGGCGAGGTCGAATGCCGCTTTTGGGTCCGCTGCGGTGCCGTTCAGTTCGGCGATGGCCTGCCATAGCGGCGTGAACTGGCCATCGGTGAGTTCGTCGAACAGATTCCGCCACGCCTGTTCGGTCTTGTCCTCGTCGGCCACCGGCTTGCCGCCGATGGTCGCGGAATCAAGCATGAGCGGCAATGCCGCAGCGGCGGTGCCGAACATATCGTTCGTGCCGTTGTCATTGCGGTGCGCGGCCAATGCCTGCGCCCACTTGCTTACCGGCAATGCCCGCAACGTGAGCTTCAACGTCTCCGCATCCGCCTGTTCGCGCAGCTCTTCGATGCGCCGCGCGGTGGCCTTCGCCTGCCGGTTCGTCCCAGCCTCCGTGATTTGTTCGCGCGTGGTCTCCTCGGCCAGCGCATCACCCAATCTGGCGATGTCCTCGGCGGTCTGCTGGTTGAGGATGACATCGACCTCGCGCGTGCGCCTGACGACTTTAAGCATTGTTGTTCCTTCGCTCTGATATTCATGTTCCTTTGCCGGAAAAGAAAAAAGAGGGTCCCGCACCGGCGAAAGGGACGAAAGTCCGATGCGGGAAGAATCAATCAGGCGACCTTCACGTTCTCCGCCCAGCCAGGAGCGCGGACGGAGAAATTGACCTTGCTGCGCAGCACGCTGTTCGCGGCGATCGCCATCTTGGCGCTCATGCCGATGCGGACCGTGTACACGTTCACAATGTCGCCGGCGACAAAAGCCGTATCCGTCTGCTTGCCGTAGCGGCGCACGAAATAGCCCTCCGCGCCCTCGGTCAACGTCTCCATTGCCGCGTTCTGCGTGAAATGCGAGGTGTTGGTGTTGTCGATGACCTCGATGCTCGGGCCGCTGATCTTCTTGCGTCCGGGATTCTCGTAATCCTGCGCGCTGTTCTCGCGCTGGTCGGAGATGGAATCCTGAGACGGCGAGCACGACCAACCGCCCAGGGTGACGTAGTTGCTCAGGTCGGTGCCGGCGCCGATCTCTGCGGCGGTCGGCTTCTGGATGTTTTTGATGGACGGCACCCAGATCGTGTTGACCAGGCCGTCCGCCGGTGTGGAAGGCACTTCAGTTCCCAGAGTCAAAACCATGACTCCTCCTTAAATATTTGGGGTCACATGCGTGACCAGTTGAATTTGAAAGTAAGAAGACGGCACTGGTAAAGCAGGCTCGTTTCCTCTGCGGTGAGTCCGACCGCATAGGCGCCGGAATCAGAGAACAGCGTCAGACAGCCGGTGTCGAAACCCTGCGCGACGAACCGTTTGCCAGCAAGTCCCGGAATCATGAGGTCATCGGCCAGCACGTTGACGGAATCGGCCGTGGTGCTCACGATGCGCACCGTCAAAGTGCCGATGCCGCAATGCACATGCTGCGTTTCGCCGACGATGTGGCCGTTGGTCGTGACCGTTTCGATCACCCACGGCGGCTTCTCCGTAGGTTTAGGCGCCGTCTGCCGGTACACGGCCCAGCCAGTTGCCGGCTTCGGGATATGGTCGAGGATCGTGGCGGTCAACGTCATGATCGACTTCATTCAGACCACCTCCACGGCGGCACGCGCCACGTATTCCGCGAGCTTCGGCAATTCTTCCTCACCGTGCTCGTAGAACCGGTGCGTTCCACCGCCCTTCGCGGTTCCGAAGAACGCGAGGTTGGCGACCGAACCCGCTCCGCCCTTGGTAGGGCCTATCTCGGCGGTGATGCGTCCGGGCGTCTCGCTCACCGTGTAGGTGATCGGAATGCTGCGGAACGCCTTGTTGCCGGAACCTTTCAGGTCGTCGCGAATCGAGTTCTTGACGTTCTGCGCGCCCTTCTTCACCGACGCGGAGATCAAAGCGCGGCGAGCCACGCCCTTGGCGAGCAGCGCATCACCGAAGGCCGTCAACTGCGAAGCGTCGAACAGTCCGCTCATGAGTCCTCCTTCACGTTCCAACGGCAGGCGGTGGCGTGCGTCTTCTCGCTTTGAGGTGAGACGAGCCTGAGCCGCCTGCCGACGAGCAGCGGATTGGCGGATTCCGTGACTTCCACCACGTCACCGGCGCGAAGGCCCGGAGTTCCGTATGGAAAATGCACGTACAAAGACCAGACCAACGAGACGGCGCCCATGGCTTGGGCCGCGCTGCCTTCGGTCTGCTCGCTGGCGAGGCCGCCGCTGGTCTGCATCTTGCAGCTGCCTTCGTACACCTTCTCCTTGCCGGTGGTCGGTAGTCCCGTGTCCGAATCCGTTGTGGTGTCTCCGGGGCGGGTGACAACGCACTGGTCGGTCATGAGGCTTTCGGCCATCTGGCGTAGTTTCGGCAGGGCTCCGATGAGAGGTGCCATGCTTGGCATGTCAACCTCCTCAGTAGTCGTAGTGGTAGTGCGGCAGTGGGATGACCACGGGTTCCGGAGCGATGACCGCCGTAGCGAGATCGCTGCTGACACGTTTCAGCAGCATGTCCCATTCCTCGTCGAGGATGGAGATCTCGCCGCGACTGCGCGAGCTGTCGATGCTGGTCTGCATGTTACCGTCGTCGATCTGCAGCATGGTGCTGCTCACGCCCTCCGGGTTGAGCGCCTTGCGTGCGACGGCGGCGGATTCCACCTCGATGACGGTCTCCTGATATCTCTCGTCCATGCACCATTCGTCCAGCACTGGGATGCGGTTGCGGATCATCATTTCGGCGCGGCGGAGCCATTTCCCGATCTGCCTGCCTTCGGTGCTGTCGGAGGCGATGTCGCGGCCGAGTTCGACCGCGACATCGTCGATTTGCGCCCAGGTCATGGAATCACTTCGCGATGATACCGGCGTTGCGCAGGCTGGCCAGCAAAGCGTTGATGGTGGCCATCTCCTGACCTGTGGTGGCGTCCCTCACCGCAGCAGCCTGCTTGGCGGGCATGCCGGACAGCACCGTATCGAGCGGCTTAGCTGCGCCGCCCGGCTGCGGCACATACACCGCGCTTGCCGGGATCACGTTCTCGCGGCGTCCGTTCTTGGTCTCCTTCATCATTCACCATCCTTCTCACTGGTCTTCTTCTTCGGCTTCGCGGCGTCGGCGACCGTGCTCGGTTCGTCGGCCTGCACCTCGGCCACTGTGTAGCCGTGACGCTGGAAATAGTCGGACGGATCCACATCGGTCTCACCGACGCCACCGACGAAGGTCACGCCGGCGGTGACGCCGTTGTACTCATTATTCGGAGCTTCGATTCGCCACATCATGATCACCTGACCTTGATCTTACGGAGCACGCCAGCGGCCTTGGTGGCCTTCAATGCGACGCCGACCGGACCAAGTTCGACCTCGCCGCGATGCACTGCGCCCGGCTGGGTGAAGTCAGGCAGCCAGGTCTTCACGAGGGTGCCGTCGGTGGTGGTGATGCCGCAGAAGCCGTCCAAGCCGACGCGGTACGCGTACAGGCTGGTGGTGCCGTCTGCGGCGATGGGGATGATCGGATCGTTGCTGCCGGCCTTCTCGCCGGCGTCGGCGAAGAGGATGCCGCCGTAGGATTCGCGGCTGATCGGACGGCCGTTCGCGTTGGCGAGACCATCGATCGGCTCGCGCACGTACATGCTGGTGCGGCGCACCATGGCACGGACGCGGGCAAGGGCCTTCTTGTTGCCGACCACGATGGTCGGCGTGCCGTCAAGCAGGTCAAGGAACTCGTCGAGCGTGTCGATGGCCTTGTTGCCCTTCTCTCCTTCGAGGTCGGTCCAGTCGTAGGTGCCGGAGGTGGGCTTCATCTCGGTGCTTGAGCCGGTGAGCGCCTTGTCCAGGCCGTCGAAGGCCTTATCGTTCACGCCAACGTCGCCGTTGATCACGGTATCCTGGAACAGGGTTATCGCGGCCTTCACCTTGTCATTGATGTTGCGGGTCACCTCGTCGGATCCCTTCGGACCGATGTTCGCGAGGATTCGGTCGATCTCGAAGGCGCCGCCGAGCACGGCGAGTGTGGTGCTGTACTTCTTGGTCGTGGTGGTGCTCGGCGAGTATTCCGTGTTGATGGCGCGGAATTCGGCGGTGGGCTGGGTCTCCTGCCGACGGTAGGAGTAGTCGAGCGTCGCGCCGCCTCCTGCAGGGTTCACGGCATCATCGAAGATGAGGGAATCGAGGATGACGCTGGACTTTCGAAATTCGTCGATGACGAAAGGGTCGTAGTCTTCGAGGGCGTTGTTCTTCGCCTCTGCGAGAGTGACAGCCATAAGGTTGTCTCCTTCCTAAGGAATCGGTTACTTGTAATATGCGGAAATGGCTTCGGAGAGACTGTGCGGCTTCGGGTCGCCGCCCTTGCCCTGACTCGGGTCGGGCTTGACGCTCGGCTTGTTCTGCACGTTGACGAGCTTCAGCAGGCTGTCCGCATCGGCTTCCAGCTCCTCGCGAGTGGATCCCTGCAGACGTTCCGCCAAGACCTTCGGCAATTGCTTGTCGACGGCGACCTCGTATCGCAGTGCCTTCGCGGCATTGCCGGTGTTGGACTTCTCCAGGCTGGCGATCCTCTCGCTGGCCTTTTCCGCGTCGGTCTTGTCGCGATCCTCGAACTCTTTGATTCTGGCGTTCGCGGCGGCGAGCTGTTCGCGCAGCGACTTGTTGGCCCGGCGCTCGTTCTTGAGCGCGGTCATGCCGTGTTCGCCGAGCTTCTCGTCGCCTTCGCCGCCGGTATTCGCCTGTGGGTCGGATTGCGGCGGCTCCGGCTGCTGCGGCTCTCCGCCGCCCGGTTCGGCACCGGTCTCGATGGTGCGGATGCGGATGAGATTCCACCATTTCCTATGCATTGTGTTTTCTCCTTGTGGTTTCCTTGGCCGTCACGTCGCGTGCCGGCGCCGACACCATCGCGATGCCGGTGAAAAATTCGATTTCGGCTAGAGGATCCAGCCGTACTTGTAGAGCATGCCCAAGGCCTTCTCATGATCGTCGCCGCAGCGTGCGTAAATGGTCTCGGGCATGAGACGCGGTCTGTCGACCTTTGTGTACCGGCCGCCGTTCTTGATGAATTCCTTGGCGTATCCGGAGTCGATCATGCGTGATGCGGCGAGTCCGTGGCGCGTGGTGCCCTCGGTCGTGTACTTGATGTTCCGCCCGTCGATCTGGGCGGTGCGGATGCCGCGTTGGGCGTTAACCAGCTGGTTGAGGTCGGCTCCGTCCGCGTAGGCTCGGGCGTTGGCCCTTCCGCCAAGGACTTTGGCGAGCTGGTCGTCGGAGAGACTGTCGAGGTATTCGTTCGGACTGGTGCATGCGTTTGCCGGTGCTTTCAGGCCGGTGTAGACGGCGATGCAGTCGCAGTGCGGATGCCTTTCGAAAGGCGTCTTGCCGCATGGCTGTCCGGCGAGGATGACGCATCTTCCGCAGCTCGGCGGTGTCAGGCCACGCACGTAGGTGGATTGGTAGCAGATGCCGCGAGCGGTCATGCTTGTGGCCGACCGGTGAGTGTCCGCCAGCATGGTGCGCGTCCTGAGCACCAAGGTCACGCCTATGCGGTCCATGGCCACGTCCACCGGAGCGCCGTTGGATACGGCCCGCTTGCCGATGGTAATCGCCGTCCACATCGTGTCCACGGTATCCATGCCGTTGCCGTTCACACCGACCCACTGCCATGGGTCCGGCCTGTATTCCGGGTGTGCTGCGTTCACGCCGAAGCGTTCCATGATTTTCGGCGTCGATGCGATCGCGTCAGCGGCGGTGTGGTATTGCGCCGTGTCCAATACGCGGAAAAGTTCAGGCATCATGTCCGCGAAGGCGGCGTCGAAGTCTGGTTGCGCGTGCTTATGCCACAGTCTGAGCACCGTCGCGGCCAGCCGGTTGCTTCGACTGCGCAGAAGACGGTTCTGCGCCATCGCCTCCTGTGGAAGCGTCTGCCCCGCCATCGTCGCCGCCATAGTCCACGTCCTTCATGAATTGGCCATAGGATTCGCTGATCTGCTTGGCGAAGTACTCGCGCTCCTTGTCCTTGCGGGCCTCGCTCCAGCCAAGCTCGTCCCATGCCCCCTCGCGGGAAAGGATGCCGGACGCCATGAGCTTCGTGATCGCATCAGCACGCTGAGCGTAGGTAGGCGTGTTCGGATCCTCCCAGTCGCAGCGCACCAGGTTCGCGTTAATGTCGTCGCTGGTGGCGAGCTTGTGCGCCACGGCCATGACCTGCGACCACGCATCGCCGTCAACGGCGTTCTTCAGCTCGACGTTCTTCACCAATCTCAGCTCGTCGGCGCGGATGGCTCCCTCGGCTGCTGGATTGGCGGTGTTCATTCCGAAATAACGCATCGGAAGACCGGTGATGGCGCTCATCTGCTCGCTCAGCAGGTCGATGACCGTCTTGAAGTTCGACAGGTCGGATGCCGTGAACTGGCCGAATTTCGCGTTCACGTTCTTAGAGGTGAGCATCGAGTTGAAATAGGTCTTTATCGCCGATGCCGGCTGTCCGGTCTTCGCATCGATGAAGTCGTTATGTGTGACGCCGATCGCCCATTTGCCTGGCACCGCGTGAGTTTCCATGGCGATCTGCAGGTCGAGGATGGCGCGTGCGGCCATGTCTGTCGGCCGCACCACGTCGGCCATCTCGCTCTCGCCAAGGAAGTCGCCGGCGCGCGGACGGTTGAGGAACTGCACAACAGGGACGACGCCGAGGTGGTGGTCGTCGCGGCCGGTCATGACCCACTTGCCGTGCTGTTTCTCCAGCCAGAGCGTGTATTCGGGCGTGTACAGCGTCGCGTAGTCCGGCGTCCCGTTCTCCCAAGGGTCGAAATAGACGCGGAGCGCTGATTCGACGGTTCTCGTGCGCGGGTCGATGCGCGCGATCATGTTCCTGGATGATTCGACGGTGATCAGTGGATGCCGTCTGTCCTTCGGATTCGCGCCTACGCATACGAAGCCGTGGCCCTGCACGCGTGTCTCCGTGTGCAAAAGCACCTGCTGCGATTCCATGTTGTTGTATTCCCAAAGATCGCGCAGCTCGTTTGACACCTTGTCGTCATTCGGCACGGAGAAGGATTTGACCTGCTGGCGCTGCACGACGCTATCGACCACGATGCGCGGCCAATTCAGCGGAAAAACGAACGAACGGAGTTCGGCCGGCACGGCGATGCCGATGCTCTGGATGACCTGCCGTCCGCGATAATAATCATCCCACTGCCTATGAGGCTTGCGCAGTCGTGCAAGCCGGTAGGTGAGGCTCCTGATGAGCTTCGCGTCATCGTCGGAAAGCCTCGATGCCTGTATCAGCTCCACAACAGCCTCCTTACCAGCCGTACACCATGACCGGTGAGCCGCCTGCGCTCCAGCCGAGCGCCCTCATGTCGGAAGCCGCCTCGTGCGCGAGGATATCGGCCATGGTTATATCGATCTTCTGATTCTCGCTCGGCTTGCCGAGCACGTACTTGTCGCCTGGCTTGGCGACCTTACGCGCCGCCATCATATGCAACCGAGCCATGCGATCATCGGAATGCGTCGTGGAATGGTCGGCCGTATCCTCCATGAATCGCGTGAGCGCGTCGAACATGCGCCCGATGCGATTGGTCGGCCAAGGCACCACGATGTCCTCGCCAAAGCGGCATGCCCACTCGTCCACCTGCGACTCCCACGGATGCGGATCGCAGTAGAAGCGCTGCACCTTGTACCTGTCGAACATTTCGGACACGCAGGCGTCGACCTCGCTTCGCGGTATGCGCCCCTCCCATTCAACCGGATTCCAATACGCCGGACGGCTTGACGGCCCGTATGTCGGCGTCCAACGCCAGCCATCCACGGTCTCCGCACGCAATGCCGTCCAGTCACCGGATTGCGAACCATCGAAGCCAAGACAAATCTCAGCCCCCGGCTCGGGCGGCTGACGGTCGACCATCGTGCCATCGTAAAGCGGCTCAGGCATGTACGAACCCAAACCCTGCACGATCTCACAGCCGTAGAAACGTCGGGCCTGCGCCGGATCACGGGCCATAAGCTCGGTCGCGGTCGCTTCGACCTGATCGAGCGGCACCCACGGCGAACCGGAATAGACGAATTCGAGGATCTTCCGCCTGTCCTGCGGATCCGCGAAATCCAATGAGGGGTCATGCTTCGGAAAGAACTTCATGATGTCCGACGCCGTGCTCTCGTAGGTCATCTGGCCGAAGCTGGCGTCCATCGGATCCCACGGATTCGTCAACTCCAACATGCGGCCATCCATGGCCATAGCGCCACGCATCACCGTGTCACCAACCTCGAACATGCCGCTGCGCCTAGTCCAGATGCCGGATTCATCACCAAGGACGAAGTTCACCGGATTGCCAAGCTTCGAGTGTGCCGAAGCCGTCACAGGGTCGATGCGACCGCCGTTCGGAAGGTGGATGAAACCTTCACGGACTTTCATCAGGTCGGACAGGTGACCATTGCGCACCATCGACTGCAAGGGCCTGTAAACATTCGCCGTCTGCTCCTCAGAAGTGGCGAGCAGCTGAATCAAAGCGGTACGACGCGGCATGCCCATCGGCTCACCCGAAGAATACACGTATTCGAAACCGCACGAGCAACCCCAATCGGAGCAGCAGAACGTCTCGCCACCCTTGGCCCAACCGCAGAACACGCAAGGCCCAACACCCTCAAAAGCAGCAACAGCCGCACCGAAAGGCGACTTGCCCAGCTTCTGCCCGCCAACGATCTGACCTCGACGCCATTTGAACGCCGCAGCCTGACGAGGCCGAGCCGGATCATACACCGCATCAGGCTTCACCCGATAAAAATCGATGGCGTTATCCAACTGCCAGCCGACAAGCTCAAACGGCTTGCCCAGATCATAGCCATTAGGCACAACACAGTGCGCGGCAATCCAATCGGCAAAGAGAAAACCAAGGGACTTCGGAACGACCGGCTCTTTCTGCTCGCTCATTCCGCATCCTCTTTCTGATTCTCAAGCCACCGCTGCTTCGCGCTCTTGAACGGGATGATCTTGTCGGAAGATTCTGTTGAGCGTTTCGGCTTCGGCTCGTCATCGACAATCGCCCAACCATTCAACCTCAAGCCTTGCGGAGTCAAACCGATAGTATCGGCATACCGTGCAAGCGCGGTACGGTCAGCGGCCTTCGCCTCCGAAGACTCGCAAAGCACGAACTGCCTCACGTACAGGGCAATCGTCGTGAACATGTACCCATAACGAGGCATATGCCAGGCGATAGCCTGCGGCAACCGCCACAGGTCACGCCACAATTCACGCTCACGCCGATTCCACGCCTCCGTGGCCTTATCGTCACGCTCCTTGTGGAAACCATCATCATCCTTCCAAGTGTTCCAGATCGTCCACTCGGACAGTGGAAAAGCCTTCGGACGGTAACGGTATCCGCGAGCGGAAAGCGGAATGATGTCGGCACCCAATCCGCGCGCGTCAGATCGTGCGCTGGACGGATCCGGCATCGGACCGGAGCGTGTGCGTGCGCCGCCATGCGTCGCCATGCGACCTCCAATCCTCGAACCGGAAAAATTACGGTATCGGCCAGTCCGTCAAATCTTGAACTATCCGCGAACTTGCGAGTCCCCTCACCGGCGGTCTAGGCCTTGCTGTTCGGGGGTACCCCCTAGTGGTGTCGGCGGGTTGGCTGATCGTATTTTTTTCGGTTGTTGTGTGTGTTCTGTTGTTTTTGTTGTATGTGCTTGTTTGGTTTGTCCGCTTGCGTTTGATTCGTTTGTGTCGTGTCGCGTCTGTGTTTGCGGTTTGCCTGTTGGCTGCGACTGTGGTTGCTGCTGTGGCTTGGCTTAGTGTCGCGTCCAGTGTTCGGCGCTTGCGGTTGCTTTGTGTTGGCCGTCTTGTCTGTTGCAGTGTCTGTGTTCTGGTCCTGTCCAGCTTTGTCTGTTGTCTGTGTGGCCGAGGTCCCATTGGTCTGTGGCTGTGACTGGCTGTCCGCATTTGGCGCAGATGTGTGTTTCGCCTGTGGCTAGTCGTGCCTCCCATGCCCTGCGGAGGTGGCGGTGTGCTGCGTCGTATCCTCTTGCTGTTGAGCTGCCGCGCTGCCGCTCGTATGCGTGTGTGTGGATGGCGCAGAAGCGTGTGCCTTGTTTGACGAGTTGTGGGCAGTTGTGCCAGGCGCATCTGCGGAGACTCATGTGGCCTTGCCGCCTTCCGTGGCTGTGGTGTCCGGCATGTCTGGGGTACGTCTCCCGCGAAGGTCCCCCAGCTGGCCACCCCCGATTCATGGGCTACCGACACAACGGGTGTCGCCGCCATGGTCGACGTCCTTCGGTGCGACGGCTCCAAGGGTTGCTAGTGGCTCCATGCCGGACAGAGATGATTATAGCGAATGCAGCTGGATATGAAAAATGGTCCAACCATTTCCGGCTGAACCATTCTACGAACATACGACAGTATAGCATTTCAACGGTGACAGTCAAGTAGGGCTGCTAGTTCTCCGAGGTTGAACACGTACTGTCGCTTGGTGTTTGTCGGCGTGGCGTGGGTGAGTTTGCCGCGTTTGAGCCATTGGCTGATGAGGTTGCGTGATACGGTCAACCCGTAGCGTTTGAGTTCTTTTGCCGCGTCGCTTGGTGTGCCGGTGATTTGCATTTGCCATAGTCTTTCGTCTCGGGCTGCTTTGATTGCTGGCGCGGCCCATTCACGGTGGCAGCCTTGGCATGTGACCGATTCGGCTTCTGGCGTGCCGGTGAGGAGCGTGCAGCATTGGGGACAGGTGCCGATGATTATGAGCTCGTCTTCCGGCGTCAGTGCTTGTTCGTTGCGTCTGGTGATGTGTTCCAGGGCTGCGTAGTCGTCTGCTGCGGTGCTCATCGTCAAGATGGTGTGTTTGTTGCTGATGATGGCGTACCATGCTTTCCGCCAGTCGAATCCAGCGTATGCCGTTCTGATTTTCCCTGCCTGTTCGGCTAGCCAGGCTTCAGAATCTGCGATGAGGTCTTGAGCGTGGGTGTCGATTGGCAGTGGCGCGTTGCCTTTGTTTGGCGTGTGGCCTGTGGGGCCGATGTGCGCCTGTCGGAGCATGATGCTGCGCAGGGCGGGCAGTTGGACGTGTCCGAGCTGGTAAATCATGGTCCAGTAGTCTGTGCGGCAGTCCGGGCAGAGCATGCTCGCCGCCGCCGGTTTCATGGGCTTGCGGCAGTGCTGGCGGTCGGTCAAAGTCGGGTCTCCTTGTCGTGCTGGTGGATGATGGCGGCGACTTCGGCTTTCGGCACTTGCGGCACGAGCGGCGCGATTTCGTCGAGTGCATATCCGGCCTGATGCCATTTGATGATCATGTTTTCGAGTATTTTCTTCATTTGTATTCCTCCACTGTGTCGCAGCCGATGGTCGTGCCATGGTCGGTTAGACAGGCCCATGTCACGTCGCCGGTCTTGACCGTCTCCATGCCATAATCGGGATGCGTGGTTGTATACCAGCCCGCATAGATGCTTAAGCCAAGCAGGGAGAACGTCACGACGACTGATATCACCGGTGCGATAATCAGAATTTTCTCGACCTTGTCCAAGCCGTCCATCACTCACCGTCCTTTTCGATGGCGGCATCCATGGCTTCCCGGTACTTCTTCGTCCGTTGGAACCGGTCGGCGAGCATGTTCGCGGCCTTGTCGATGATCTCGTCCTTGCGTTCTTCGAGGAAGCTATGCAAAGCGTCCTCCATCAAGGTCTTCCACATGGTTTCCCGCGAATACGCGTTGGTGTGCGCGAAAACACTGTCCACGGCGTTTTTGGCGAGCTTGTCGAGCACGTCCCTATAGGCGTATTCCTCGATACGGTTCTGGATGGCCTTGTCGTCAATGCCGATGGCGAACTGCACGAGATGTTCCATGATTACTTTCCTTCCTTTTCGATTTCATTGATCTTTTCGGCGAGCGCCAAACGTACCGTCCATGCGGTTCCGTGTTGAAGTTCCCTCCAGAACCGTCCGAGATCGGCCCAGTTCTCGGTCTCCAGTATTTCGAGAAGCCTAGCGGCCTTGACGTCGCTGGTGAAGGCATCCTCTACGCTCCATGCAGCAATTGCCGGCACGTTAGGTCGATTGCGTCATTGATGAACCAGAGCGCTTTCTTGAGGTCTTCCACGCCGTTCTTGTGCTGCCATCTGAAGCAGTATTGGACGGCTTGGCCCCAGTTGGAACTAAGCAGTCTGGATAGTTCGATGCATTCGAACGGGCCGTTCTCGTAATGCTTTGGATGATTGACGTTGTCACTCATTTTTGGACTCCTTAACTGATTGCGAATATGATGATCGGTGCGACGCACAGGCTGACGGTCAACGTGACCGCGAACAGGACGCTGAACGGGTCGTGCCTCACTCGAACGTCTCCTTGTACGGGTTTTCTGTGGTGTGTGGCGGGAAATCGCATTCCTGGTCTTTCCACCCTGCGGAGTAGCCTTCCCTCCATGCTTTGCGGCGCTCGGCTTCCAACCATTCGGCTGTACATGGAACGCTGTGGCCGAGCATGTTTTGGCAATGCTCATAGACCAGATACAGGCCGCGAAGTTTTCCATATGTGCGGTCGGTAGTAGCGTCCTCAGTGCACTTTATTTCAGTCGAAAGCCGATCGCACCATGCGATAATCTGCTGCAGCGTCTTGTCTTTCTCAGTCACGTTCGTTGCCATGGTTTTCCTCCTTGTTGAGTTTGTCGGCTAATTCGCAGGCCTTTTCGTCTGCCTGTGCTGTTTCTTCGTCGCGTCCGAGTGCTTCGAGCACGTGAGAGCATTTCCACGTGTGCTTGTGGCGTTTCGATGGTGGTATGCCGCTCATGTTGGCGCGGCGTTGGCACCAGCCTTTCCACAGGCGCGTCCAGTCGTTGACGGTGTGTGTTTCGCCGTAATGCCGTGAGCTGAATGCGTTCCATGCGTCCGATAGGTCGAGTTTCGGATAGTTTCGGATGATGTCGGCGTTGGCGTGCGCCTTCTCCCTCACTAGCTCGAAGTCACTTACCCCGATTTCTTTGGAGAAAGAAGAAGAATATTCTTCTTTCTCTTTCTTTGGTGTTCTGGTGTTCTGGTGTTCTGGTGTTTGTCCCGATGTCACACGCATGTCACGCTGTGACACTGCTGTGACAGTGTTGTGACATCGGGATTTGCTTTTGCGTTCCTTGGCGTCGGCGCGGGCGTGCAATACCTGTTCTTTGGTGCGGTTATGCTCGGCGTAGTCGTGGATTATCCACCCTTCCTCCACCTCTTCAAGCATTCCCTCGTCCACGAGCGCCTGCACTTGTTCCGGTGTCGCTCCGATGTTGGACAGCATGGCGCGGCGTGGTACGAAACCGTCCGTGAGCCTGTCGCCGCATAGCGAGAGGGCCATGCAGTACACGCCAACGGAATCGGCGCGGCCCATGCGCACGAGGTCACGTATCTTGTCGTTGTCGTAGAAGCCGTTCACGAGCTGCACGTAGCCGCGTCTAGCCATCGCCGAATCTCCTCTTGTGATTCCGTTGTGGTCTATCGAATCCAAAGCTTCTTCGAGTTCCTCCAAGCTTGGTGGGGGCCAAGGAAGAATTCCAACATCTTCCATCACATGCTCCCGAATCGCTTGTAGAATTCGCTGTCGGTCATGCCATACAGCGGGTCCATGCCAGTTGTCGGCTTGCGCGCGGCCAGCTTGTATCCGCAGTACGGGCATGTGACGTAGTAGGTTCCGACGGTCTCGCCGCAGTGGGCGCATTCGACGTATCCGATGCTCATGATTTCTCCTTGACCGGTTTGCAGTTGTGTGGCGCTTGTGAGATTCTGCTGGTCTGGCATGCGTATGATCGGCTGCCGTCGCGGAGGATGATGGTGTCCGCCGTTGCTTCACCCCAGCAGAGACAGGCGACGAGGGCGAAGAACAGTACGGAGAACAGTACGGCGGCGGCGATGGCGAGTGTTTCGGCCTTGCCATCGCGACTCATTCGTTTACCGCCTTCCTTGCGGTTTCGAGCATCTCCTTGGCCTGTCTGATATATCCCTCATGGAAGCCGGGAATCTCACCGGCATAATTCCATGCGTCTTCCTCGTCTTTCGCCGCGTGGCTATCGACGCCATCCCATTTGCAGCTGTTCCAGCAGAGCCGTTTCGCCACTGCTTCGATTTCGGCATTCGTAGGTGGTGCAGTGCGGCCGAGCATGGTCTCGCAACATGCAGCGCATTCGTCAAAGGCCTGAATCTTCCCTCGCAGGAACATGATTCTTTCCCCGTACGTGACGTCAGCCGAATCATGCCAGTCCTCCGAGTGCGTCAGCATGAAATCGTTGAGGAATTGACGGTAATGGACGCGCTTCTCCACACACATGTCGATGATCTCGTTGAGCGTCTTGTCTTTCTGTGTGACGTTGGTAGCCATCATTCCTCCGCGTCCGGGCCGAGCGGCAACCCACTGTTGAGCATCAATGCAAACTCCTGCAACGTGATTAGACACATGGTTTTCTTCCTTCCCAATGGTTCGGGTTTGATTCGCGCGCGCAATGCCGATGGTGAGAGCCTGAGCATCGCGTCCATCACTTCGGTGGTGGTGTAGGCGTGCTGTTGTCCGAGCTTGTGCATGGACGTGAGTCCCACGCCTGCCTTCTTCTGGATGACCCACGGGTAGGGCGAGTCCATGTTTCCGGCTTCTCGGATAGCTTCGCGCATATGCTGCGGCGCGTCCATGGTCTGCGTCCATTTCACTTCGATGCACACGGGCTGGCCGTGCCAGTACACGTTGCCGATGTCGCCAACGTCCTTGCTTCCGTGCAAACGGAGGCGTTGTATGCGCAGGTCGCCAAGAGCCCACTGCAAGTAGGATTCGACTGCGCTCTCCATGCGGGTGCCATTGTCCTTCGCTGTCTTGCGGCTGCGCTTGCGTGACTTGTCGCTCATTGGTCCTCCTTTTCCATGGCTTCGATTTCGCATTCGGGGCATGGGATGGGGCGCGCCGGATACAGCGCGCACCCATGGATTGGACATACCGGTTCCACGTCCGGTGGTTCCAACCATTCGCGCATCAGAAGTCAGGCTCTCCGGCTGGCGCACTCCACGGATCATCGGCAGGAGTCTGCGACTGCTGCTGTGCCTGCTGCGGCTGCTGATAGCCGCCACCATTGGCATTGCCGCCCTGGTATCCGCCCGACTGCATCTTCTGCACCTGAGCCGTCGCATACCGCAGGCTTGGGCCGATCTCGTCCACCTGCAACTCGATGACCGTGCGGTTGGAGCCGTCCTGCGCCTGATAGGAACGCTGCTGCAAACGACCCTGCGCGATCACGCGCATGCCCTTCGCGAGGGATTGGGCGCAATGAGTGGCGAGGTCACGCCAGGCGGAACAGCGGAGGAACAAAGCCTGACCGTCCTCGAACTGGTTCGTGCTGCGGTTCCAGGAACGCGGCGTGGAGGCAATGGTGAAGCTGCACACGGAAGCGCCGCTGCCAGTGGTACGAATCTCCGGATCGGCGGTAAGATTCCCAATAATCGTGATAACGGTCTCACCGGCCATCACTCAGCCTCCTTCACGTCGGCTTCGGTATCCTCCGGCATGTCCGCTTCCATGACTTCGGCGGTCACGTCATCGGCTTCGTCGGCGCTATCGTCATCGAGCACAGGTTGGAACACGTCGCCGTAGTCAGGTGTGATGTCATCGGCGGCGACGGCGGTCTGCGCCTGCACGGTCAAAGGCAGGTACGGGGCGGCGCGACGGATGGCGGTCTTCTTCGCCATGGCCTCGTAATCGGTCTTCCACGGGCCGAAATTGCCGCTCTTGCTGCGTGCCCTCGCCTGCTCGATCTCCTGACGGTTAAGGACGAGGAAGTAGTGTCCGCCGTCCTTGAAATGCGCGACCATGTATACGTGGGTCAGTTCGCCGGGGTTGGCGCATGGCACGTGGTGCAGCTCCTCGTTCAGACCATACGAGTAGGAGAATTCGTCTCCCTGGTGTACGGCGCGGGCGCTGATGTCCACGAGCTGGCCGCTACGTCGCGCCAAGTCGATCATGCCACGGTAGCCCATGATGAACGTGGCTTCCATTCCGCCGGATTTCTTGTTGTAGAAGGGAAGCACGTAGGCTCGCCCCAATCCGTCCACGTTGGATGGTTCCAATCCGAGCGCGCTGCAGGTCATGAAGCATGAGAGCACGCTTTGCGGCGAGCATTCAGCCAGTTTCGGCGTCTTGTTGATCGCGGACACGCACATCTGGTAGAGGCGGTCGGGGCTGATGTTGTTGCCGACGACGCTGGCGATGCGCGGCCAGCTTTTCCGCATCAGCATCTGGAGGTTCTTTTTCGGCGTCATTTCGACCATCTGCTGGCCTTGCGCCTGCTGTGCGATTGCTCCCATGATTATTGCTCCTTTTCTTCGATGGCTTTGAAAGCGAATTTGCGGTATGTGGTGGCTTTGACGGTGTATTCCTTGCGGGTCGTCGGCTTGTAGGTGGCTTGCAGGTTGCCGCAGCGCACGCCCGTATGCGAGCCGATGCGCAGGATGATCTGCTCCTGCAATGCCTTCTGAGTGGCCTTCAGGTCATTCAGCATTCTGATGGCGCTCTCGTATCGTGCGAGCAGGGCGTAGAGGTCATCGTCGGCGCTTTCGTCCACGATGTCCGGCGTGGGTTCCGGGAACGCCTTCTGCACGTCACCGCCGGTCAACTGCGGTGGAGTGCCGGTGGTGACGAAATGCCAGAAGTCGGCTGCGGCCTTGTCTATCGCGGCCATGTCCTCCACGTCGGCCTGGAACGGGATTTCTACCGGCTCGTCGTCTCCGATGGCCGCGTACACGTAGCCCCACGTCCATCCGGTGACGAGCGCATAGAACTCGACTTGAGCGAGATAGTAAGGTGGAATTCTGAGGTTGCCGTCCTCGTCATGCCAGTCCCCCGCTCGACGGCTGCTCGCCGTCTTGATTTCGAGGATTCCGAAACTTCCGTCCTCCCCTTGCAGGATGCCATCAAGGGAAGCGCGCAGATAGGGCTTTTCGCGGCTGATGAACTGCTTGTCGGTGCCGTCCGTGACGAGCATTTCCGGATGATTCGAGCGGAAACGCTTCCTGAGCTCGTTCTCCAAGGCATTGCCGCGGATGACGGCCCACTTGTCGGAGATGTCCTCCGGTTCCACGCGGCCGGTCTTCTCCAGCCACAAATCGTAAGGTGTCTTGAAAGCGTTAAGGCCGAGTATCGTGCTCATGTCACTGCCGCCCACACCAGCCTTACGGCTCTTCAGCCACGCGAGATGACGTTCCGTCTTCTTGCACTGCTTGAACCGTTCCAACGTGTAGCGTTCCGTGTCCTTGAGTGGGATGCGCTTCATTCCTTCGCCACCTTCATTTCCTGGACTTCACCGTTAAAAAAATCGATGATGAGATTGCAGATGGCAGGTGCCGACGTTTTGAGCGCGGTTTTTTCCTCTTCGCTTTCGGCTTTGACGGTGAAAACGCCATCCTTGCTGTTGAAATTGAGTCTCATTTCGCCACGTCCTTGCTGTAGTTGGCTTTGATGTCCATCAATTCGCCGTTCAGCAGCTTGGTGGCGAACATGTATACGACCTTGTCGTTGGCGTGGTATGCGGCGCGTTGCAGTGCGGAGATGGAGTCATAGATGCCGACCAGCGCGTTCACGATGATGGCGCGTGGGTTCTCGCACTCTTTTTCCGGTACTGCCTCCGTGTTGGCGGTGATTCCCTGGCTCATTGGTTCCTCCTTGTTGGCGGCTGGTTTCGATGTGACGGTCATGATGGTTTCTTTCTTCTTTCCGGTTGTGGAGTTTTTCCGTGTCTTGCGGGGTGAATGCTGGTTGAAGGCCGGCAGCAGTCCCTCCTTGCGGAGTTGGCTGAGAATGTTGCTTACTGTTTTCTGGCTCATGCCGAGCGCTTCGGCGGTTTCCTTGCCGTCGAACGGTTGGCCTTGGTCGATGCGTTTCTTGCAGTGCGCGAGGATGCAGTCTCGTTTCGACGGTTTCTCCGGCAGGTCCTGCGTGAGGAGTCTGGCCATGCGTAACGCCCTCATTTCGGCGGGTTCGAGACCGGCTTCGCCCGATTCGTCGTAGATTTTTCTCAGTTCGGCGAGTTCCTTGAACGTGTATTCGTGTTTCAACGTTTTCCTTTCCTGAGTCTTTCGATGAGCGCGTGGTTTTTGCGGATGAAAGCGTCCACGTCGATGCCCTGCTGTGTGAGGGTCGGTTTGCCGGTGTCGAAGCGTGCTTTCCCGTCGCTTGTGACGTTCGGACGGCTTTTAACCCGTGAGCCGGAGCGAGCATGCCGTTTTTTTCATCGCGCCACCGTCCTTCGGTATTCGTGCGCGGAAGCCCACCGTTCCGCGATTTGACGCTGGTAGCGGACTTTGCGCCTGTCCTGATGGCCTTCCGGCGGTTCCACGCCGATTTTCAAGTACGGCGGGCCTTTGCCGGTACTCCGCCAGTTGGCGAGGGTGCGCACGCTCATGCCGAGCATGGCGGCCAGTTCGGCTGGCGTGAGCAGGTCTGTCATGGCCGGCCGTCCCGAATGTCGTCCATCGGGTCGATGTGGAGGCCGTCGAGCATTTCCACGGTGTCGCTGTCACCTCCGCGTTCGAGGTGACGTTTGAGCGCCTTGTCGATGGCCTGGCATGCGGTTCGGGCGGCAAGCGCGGTTGCTTTGCCGAGTCTGTTGCCGGGCAGGGTGACGCTGATCAGACCGCCTTTGAATGCGTCCAGCGGCATGTCAAGTGCGGCGACGAACATTGGGTCGGATTCCGGGTTGTCGGGGTCGATGTCGACGCAGAGCACCCATTTTGCCGACTGTGGTTTGTTTTCGTTCATGATGTGGTTTCCTTTGCTTGTTGCCGTTGTGTGCCCCGTCCTGACGAGTGGATGGGGCTGAGTGGCTGGCAATGGAGTCGAACCAGTGCCGTCCTTGGATTCCGAACGCCCCTTTGACTGTTGGAACGCGACCTGAAAGCGTTCACGGCCGGTGGCGTGGCCGACGGTGACTGGCCGTCAGGCGGACTTGAAAGGGTCTGCAAACACCGGAATGCCTGCGGTTCTTGATAGAGGAGAAGAAGATTGGAATCCGTGGACGTGCGAACCGTCGCCCAGCCGAGTGCGCCGACAGTGTATGTGACCGAGATGGTCGGCGCGTGGATAATAATCGATATTCAGTTATGTGTCCCCGCCAGCCGACATGAGTGAACGTGGATGCCCGCGAAAAATATCCCTAATTTGGTTTTTTTGTTGGACTGTCGGCTGGTGGGAAGTCTTAGTCGCGTGGGGCGAACCGCACGATCAGCCATAGGCCGGTCAGAATGTAGATTCCGGCGACGAGCCATGCCATGTGCCTGTCTGTCACATGCCATGTGAAGAGCAGTGTCACGCTGCTTACGAATCCGATGATGGCGGCTGCGAACTTCAGGCGGCGGAGCGTGTAGTTCGGTTTCGTGTTCTCCGCCTGTCCGCTGTCGTGCAGTTGGTCATGGCTGTTCATTTGCTTGCCTCCAGTTCCTTGAGGATTCGATTGCATTCACGTTTGATGCGTTGCACTTCGGTTTTGCTTAGGGTGACGTCGAAGTTGCCGGTCGAGGTGCGGAAGCTCATTCGGGCCATCGTCACCCTGTTTCTGGCGAATGTCTTGATTTCGAATCCGCCGTCGTCCATCCAGCTCATCTTGTGTTTCCCACCTTTGTTGTTGAGCCCGTAGGCGATGCCTTCGATTTCCGCCGACGTGAAGTCCGCGAGGGTGATGTCTTGGATGCCGTCCACGAGACTGGCGCTGCCGTCCTCATGGAAGCGGATATAAAAGCCGCTTGATGCGAGCAGCAGGCATCCGGGTTCGTGGAGTGTCGGCGGTTTTGGCGGGTTGAGTAGTTGACTGGTCATTTCTGCGCTTCCTTGACGATCGTGTCGATGATGACGTCCACGAGGTCGGGCACGTCGATGTCCATCGGTCCGGTGATGTGGCCAAGGAACCGGCTCGCGTCGATTTCATCCCACTGTTCCGCGTATTGCGGGCGAATCATGTCGCCATGCTCGGCGAATTCGTCGAAGACGGCTTTCACGCAGGCCTTGCGCAGGTCTTTGGTGTAGGTCTTGCTGTCCAT